GCATACCGAATTAAGGGTTGTGAATAAAGTAAGTAGATGCGAACTCACCTTATCCGGGATGTGAATTTTACATTGCCAATGTTCCGAATTATAAAAATCGAAGACAGGGGGTTAGTGATGAAAAAGGGATAAGAAGTTCTGTTCGTAATCATCATAAGAAACAGTGATGGTTTTCTGTCCAGCACGTTTGAGAGCGGAATTATAGTTATCGAGTAACTCTGTGAACTTTTCTCTCCCGTGTTGGTGTCCTTCCAAGAGTGAATCCATGATGTTAGAAACACATGCCTCTACCGGTTTAGGACAATGCCTAATCCATTGAGGCACCTCAGTAATCGTTTCCCAAGCTAGGGGCGCCTTAATGATGAACTTCGAGTCTTCATGGGGAATAAATTGACGCTTAAGGTAAGTGATATCATAAATATCATCCCAAGCGTGGATCTCCGCTTCTTTACTAAATGATGTTATTTCGTGTCCATAAGCTTCCATCTCCTTCTGAATCGTCAAATTATTGAAGAAGCACGCAACAATCGAAGCTATAACTTTGACCAAGTCATCTCCGGTGTAATTAGCTCTCACAAAAGCATCGTAAAAATGCAGTGCCATGAATTTAGGGCACCTCGTTCTCATTATCGCTCTCCATGCATTTTTCGAATACTTCTTATTAATTTTCGAATTAAAATCTGTGGTAGCGCGAAATCCAGATAGTAAACCAAAGAATGTCATGAATAAAACGTCAAGCATTCTAACGCGCGTGAAAATAACCTCTTCCATTAGGACTCTCCTAATCAGTTTGTTCTCTTCTGAGTCATCATAATATGCATTTGCATCTTCTGTGCATGATTTTAAAAACTCTGCCATCGCGTGTTTATCGTACTGTACGAAATCGAGTGCGGCTGTAATGTGGACTATCTTTCTCAATCGTTCCATTTCACTTTCTGGAATGTTAAACTCTTCAGCTAGATTTCTTAACTGTTCTTCGTCAAGTCCACTATTTTTGTGTATTGTTAGATGGCGAAATAGTTCTCCCCATTGTGGGCCAGTTGGTGCAATACCCACGCCATTCGCCAAAGCTATATGATGTTCTCTTAAAAAATTTAAATAATCACCAAAGTATTGCCCAAATAAGATTGAATGGTCAACTGGTCCCATACAAAATGTTCTTGTTTTGCCTGCTTTTATTTTCTTATGAGTGCGGCGCTCATCTTTAAGTTTGTAAGTCCATTCTGACTGCATGGAAATACCCTGTTTTGCTAGGTCTAGTCTTTTATCGAGACGAGCTCTCAATAATGGGTCACTAACTAAATAGTTGTCTTCCTGATCTAAAGAAAACAAATATGCTTTACCAGCACCATCTCCTGCCTTCTTATACTTCATATAAGGAAAACCAGGAGAAGACGACATATTCATCCTACCTAAATGGGGCATGTCAGGGGCACCATTTATTGATTCGTATTCAGATAATATTCTAGGCTGGTAATCACCCTTAAGAAAAGCCTCTTCCGCTCTATCGTGCTGATTGATTAGTTCTAAATCTTGATGGTTCCATAAGGGTAAAAACGTAACATTCTCCTCTAAATTTCTGATCAAAGGGGGGATACCTGATTCATTGCGAGGGTCATTTGGAGTAAGAACCGCAGGGGCTGTTAGCACTGGGTACGCCATACCTTGTACAACAGATGGTTCAATGTCTGTTTTTCCAGATTGGAAGATTGTATCTTCTCTCTTGGCTTTACCAAGATAAACTACATCTCCAAGTGGATAATTTCTACACTTATCTTGTAGAGGATCGGGGATCATATCAGGTAGTTCGAAACTGCAGCACTGTTCATTAAATAGAGCTTTAAATTGTTGTAGTTGTTCAAAAGTTACTATTTCTGTAATGCCTTTATTGTCTCCATTTTCACCTAAAATGTGAAATCCGGCTATCTTTCCAGACACTTCTTTATTTTGAATTATTAAAGGAGCTCCGCAATCTCCAGGCATAGTTGTTACTGCATACTCAATCCCCTTACAGATAGCAATTGTTGGGTCGAAACTTGAGACTGACTCTGCGTATGATAGATTTTCGATCATATTAAGTTTGTCTATTTGTAGGTTAGTCATACATCCATTTCTTCTCGTATATAACACTGCTTTCGAGGCAACAATGTGTTTGAGCTCATGTTCTTTAATAAAATTGTTAGTGATATCTTTAAAAGAATTCATTCTAGAAGTATGTCCTCCAGCAAACCATATTACTTTATCACCGCCAACCTCTTTTCCATTAATTTTAAAACTCTTAAATTTATATAAGTCAGATGGGTAGTATGGAATCTGGAATTGTAATTCATTACGGGTAATATAAATTATCTCTCCTGCTTGTAAATTTCTAAAGAAATGTTTGGGCATCAAAATAGAATTTCCTCTAACCCCTATCCCTTGAAGACCTGAGAAGTGCTCTGCAGTTCTCCCGTCAGGCAACACTCTATGTCGCTTGAAAGCACAGTAGACCATATTTGGTACCACACAATGTGTAGCTAGTTCTACTGAATTGATGTCAAGAGCTTCCTCACGCAACAAGTGTACGGGGTACTCAAATAATTCTGCTGTAAATAAGGCCCAATAAGCGAATTCTGTCAATAAATCCTCTGGTACTTCTTTACCGAATAAATAATCCGTAATGATCGAATGAATCATTTTGGTCTTTTCTGGATCAGATAATTTTTGCATAAAACCTGGAGTTAAAATCTCGTCAGCTAACAACCTATCATAATGATTCTTAAAAGCCATCATTTTCTTCTTGCCTTCAGGGAATTTATCTTGGTATTTCGTGAATAATCTAATCATCTTATGGTTGTGATCATCGACCAATATCCGAACTAAAGCCATGTCCTTCTTTTCTCTAAGTGCTTTCTCCTTAACATCACTGAGGAGCTGTACTACTTCCATAGACTCGCAATTAAAGAGACGCTTGACTTTGTCAGATCGTTGCTTAGGGACCGGTCCTTCAGTTCTGTACACGGGTGCTTTAGGCTTATTAGTCTTGTCCACCGCATATCCTTCCGTTTTGTAAACTGGGGCTTTAGGTTTATTGGTTTTATCCGTAGCATATCCTTCGGTTTTATAAACTGGGGCTTTAGGTTTATTAGTCTTGTCAGTGGCATATCCTTCTTCCTCAAACATCTGTTTAAGTAGTTGGTATTTTTTAACATCTCGTCTGTAACTACTAAGATAAGAACAATCTCCTTGGACTCCTGCAGCTTCCTCTATGTTAGCCTCCATCATTTCCTTAACCAATGTTTTAAAATTATATTGTTCTTTTGGTACAACATCATATAAATAAAGAAGGTCTTCAGGGGTAAACCACATATCATTCTTCTTAAGAATTTGTGCGATCTTCTTTAAGTCACCCATCTTTTTCATTTCAATCTTTTCCAAAACAACCTCTGGTTCCACTCTTTCTTTTTCAAAGAAAAACTTATAAGCTCCGTACATAGATACAGCTGCTATGGGTATTGATAACAAAATTATTGTATCCATATGTTTAGCAATACATTCTTTAACTTTTTTAATGTACTCTTCACTCTTAGATCTCAAAAGAGACATTACAGATTCTCTCCTCATAGAATTTCTATATCTAACTAATTGTATTAAAATAAAATTATAAAATGCATCAAGTTCAATATCATCCATCACACTTAACTCATTCATCTCATAAGCATATTTTCCATCATTGGGTTGTGCGACTACTCTAATATCAATACAATCATTAAAAAGGGCACCATGAATATTCATTATCTCACAACACTCAGCGATAGTAAACCACTGGTGAAATTTATCGTAAATATCTTTATGGGGGTGATCTTCAGAACATTCCCGTCCAAAGTGTACGGGCATATCTTGATCCTCAACTCTATAAATTACCTTTAAATGCTGTTCCATTGCTTCGCTCTTCTGTGAAAAGAAGTCAGTCTCTTCCTCACCCCATCCAAATATTTGCTCTTGATATTTCGGCAATAAAGCCGGTGGGTAATTCCTGACAGTCTTTAGGAGATTATGTTGCTTCTTCATATGGTTATTAAATCTAGAAGTTAAATATTCTCTAATCTCAGTGAATGTTTTTGGTGTTGTTTTAACCATTTGTTCATCAGAACTCTCATCAGCTGGATTACAAACAAAAAATTCTAGATGAGAGAAATCAGATTGATGGTCAATGATCTCTCTCCCATCTGAGCTTCGGGTAACGAATTGTTCTAATGCTCTACAATAGATCAAATCGTCTCTTCTTCTCCATAGAGCAGGTTTATCATAAATAGTTTTTGGCTTAGGATAAGGATTATTAGTCGTCGCCACCACCATATTTGACATGAATTGAATTCCTTTCTCAGATAAATCAGCCATTGGTACTTGGAACGGCGCACTTGTTTTCATTGAAAAGAAAATTCTTTCTTCCTCGCCATCTGTTGACTGCGAAAAATCGTCTATAATAACTACCTTCTGTTGTGCATAACCATCCATATGTTTTAATTTCGAATTCCAAGAATACATTCTGTTAGATTCTGGATACTGCATAAAATCACACATATCTTGCGTTAACGAGTTAACCATTGTGCTTTTCCCTATATTAGTGGGTCCGTAGAAGCACATAACATAAGGGTCAGGTCTGGCAGTTGCTTGGAACTTTACAGCTCTAGCTTCAGTTGATAATTTCTTTGCAGCACCAATAGTGGCTTTAATAGCTGAAATAACTGCAGGATCAGTAATATTAATTAATAATTTGAGACTATACTCAGTCGCTTTATCTCCTAAAGTAATTGCTTCATCTTGTAATGAAATATCCATCGGAATCATACTCTTCAGGGGTTCAGTTCCTAACTCATCTACACGGATCATCCATTCAGCTACATCTCCTTTTAGAGAATTTAGAATGGCCGCTTTTTGGATATCTTCATATTTCTTACCCGCACAAAAGCAGATAACTCTAGTTATCCATTCCTTAACTATAGGGATTGATTCCATAAATACTTTGAAACCCTTAAATATATTAAAAATTTGGCCTCCCTTTAGAGAAAAATGTTTCACAGCATCGTATGTTTCTTCTTGCATTTCTTCCCAGCTTGGAACAATTCCAAAGACAAAGGCGGCTATTACTCCTGTAATAGCAGTTAACCCAGAAATCACAAATGGAAGATGTTCTTCTCCACTTTGTTCCTGAAACTTCGAGGTTACTCCTTGCTTAACTTCATTTAGGAGCGCCCATATCTTTGTTCCATAATTCATTATGGCGGGAAGCAGTGACGATGGGAGTCCCACGTACCCTGCAAGTCGAAACAACGTTTCGATTAGTCTTGATTGCTTTCTATCTTCATCTTCTCTAAAATACATAATCATGTCTATACAAAATAAATAAATTTTGTCGGCTATGTTCTCTTTAGAAAATTGCACTCCTTCAAAAATAGTATCCTTAAATAAAGTGGTAAGAAAACCGTCATCTTGTACTTTAGTAACTAATGTATTAATTGATGCTGCCGTTGCAGTAGTTTTAGATTGAACCACATCTACGACAGCATCTAACTTATGAGCTAAATCAGTAACAGCATCCATAGTAGAATTAATTTTTCCACCATCGATTGGTTGAGAGATTATACTTTGCATTGTTTTAGAAAACATTTGTTCTGTATACTTTGCATCTCTCTTAAGATTGAAAGCAATTTTGTATTCTTTCTTTGCTTTTCTGTAGGCAACTCTCTCTCGTTGCTTAGCTTTCTTCCTAGAAATAGCCAACCTTTCGAGTTTCTGTTCCTGTCGTTGAGAGATTCCAACTTTATCCAACTGTGAAATAATGGATTCAATTTCACTAGGTTTCTCTTCTACTGTTGCAATAAAGTAATCTTCCCAATTATCAGGTTCAGAATTTTCTCGAACTTCTGCTTCAATGACCATCTCAGTGAATTCGGAAGAATATCCTGATATATATTGAGCTTCTAGATCTGTTCGAGGATCTGCCCATGTTTCTGGGGGAGGTTGTTTTCCTTTAGATAAATTTTCATAAACTCTCTCCTTGATCGTGTCATCACTATCAAATATAGACATATCAACAGCTTTCTCAAATCTAGCTTGATTATGTGATCTACTAGATCTTTGGTGAACCATACACAAAAAAATACCATTTATAAATTGGTAATCTGGTTTTGGTTCATCCCATTCTTCTGCAACCTCAATTGCTGTCTCTTTGAGCTGATCGTATATCTTCCTGCTTATCTGATCATCTGATAGAATGGACTTAATCAGCCATCTTTCCGTATTAGTTAAAGGGATTTTCCTAAGTGTTTGAACTCCTTTCAAAAATAATCTAAAAGAATAACATTGACTGTGAACATATCTAAATACTTGATACAAACTACCTCTGGCTGGGTGTTGCCACGTCTTCCTGAAGCAGAGCAACAAAGTATTATCAATATCGACTACTTTTCTTAATCTACCTGCGTCACCTGCAGATGAAGCTTTATCCTTTCTCACTTCGGACGCCATCTGCTTATTAGGTTGCGCTTCGCGCTTATATATCTTCGAAGGTGCATATCCATTATCCATAAAAGCTGCTGAATCAGCAGAGCTAGAGCCAGTAAGTGAACGTAAAAAGTTTTGGTGTGCCATGTGAAGTAAAGCCCACAGAGCCCCAAGAGTTTAGCGTCGCTGAAGGACTGCTCTTGGGATGGGATCGCCTGAGATTCTATAATAAGGGGCTATCGTCGGTTCAACAAACAAATGAGTATCTTGCGCCACCCGAAACATCTGAATATGTCATAAGGGTGTACTAACGTCTATCATATTTCAGCGAAGACTTACGTTAGGTACAACTAGTACACATGCGCTCAACTCAAAGTCGGAAGACCCTATTGTCGCGAATAAACTAATATCCATACCTTATCATAACTTTCTATCCTAATCTAAGTTTATCTAATCTATGGGAATAATCATCCAAATTTCGAATTTCGACTCCTCCGTTCAAATAATCAGTAATCTGTGATATAGAAGGAACTCCAACAAAATTTGAAAATTTAAAATCGCTATCAACTGATTCATAAATAACAAAATCATCAGGGGCTACATCGCCAGAACTCTTAAGGAGAACTGTACCAGCAGATTGTATAAAATTACCTGCAATTTCAGTACTTGATTCAGGAATGTGCGCCGTTTCTGTAGTACAAGCATCATACGGTAAAATAGCGGGAATTTTAACGTTTATAAATGGAGTATGATCTGATCGAAAAATTATCTGAGGGTATCCAATTATATTATTAGTGTCTGTAATAGAAGAGTAATATCTATCTGGGATATAAGTTATACTTTTGTAATCGGCACTTGAAGTGGAATAAACGTGAAATTTAAACGTGCCCATCCAAAAGTTATATAACTTTGAAAAATAAAAAGAATAAGTATTATTTATCCCTGCACCGGGGCTCAACTGTAATCTAAGTGGTTCTGTAGCAGAATAATTAGCATAAGGTAAGGGTCGAGATAATAAATCATGTACATCTTTGATTGGATTTAAGGGAATAGTTAAGTCAGCTGGCTTAGCGTGAGCCATGCCTCCAAAAATAATGGAATCTGGTAACCTCGAAAAATTTGTAGTTTCAGAGTAACCATTATCCATTTGTTCGGAATATTTAGCCTCTTTCTTCTTTTTATACTCTTTAAAAAGAGCTGGGGGAAGTAGATTTTCAAATTCTGGACGTCTTGGGAAATATAGTTGATAATCATTCCCGGCGGAAATGAAAATATTAATGTAAGGTTCTATACCTGCTTCTGATAAAACTATCGGATTAGCTATGAAAACTACAACTGTTCCGTTTGGAACAAACACTTGTCTACTACCTACTAGTGATATCTGCTTAACATCTGAAAAAGGTATTTCAAATGTTAACTCAGATTGATCAGCCAAGTCAATATAATGGGTTTCAAAATTAGCTTGTACTGCAAAAGCTTGATTAGCCGGACCTAGTCCATAAGATTTGGGAACGTAAGCTAAACCTAATCTACCTCTAGTGAACTTATCTTTAGTAATTTGAATCATAAATTTTAAACCTCCTCGCCAATATGAAGCACAATTAGTGACATAAGCTAAAGGAGTTATCACTTGAGCGGCTGGGCCATCAGCGGATAGCGCATAATCAAAAGGGTGGACCGCTAGAGCAGTAATAACTGATCCTTGGGGTAAATTTGGAATCGCTTGCGAAAATATTAGTCCTGGGATCTTACACATTTCATACAAATCAAATTCTTTTTCAGAGGAACCATTTAATCTCCCTAAAGAGGAAGTGGTACCTGGATTAGTATTTAACACAGGCATACTAAGGGTTCTAGAATCTACGAAAGGAGTATCTACCATGTATTGGTAGTCATGATCCATCTGTTCATGATAAAAAGGAGTAGCAGCAATAACTACATCTGTAGTAGGTGCAATAAATGAAGGATGAATCGCTTCTAAAGATCCAAATACTATAAAGGTTCTAGATGTATCATCATTACCTGGAAATAATGGGGCTAGTGAATAAACACATAATTTACCTAACGATTTCATTGCTATTGGAAATTGATTCTGGGCATGATTTAGAAAATGAGATTGAGGGTAAGTCCATGGAATAACCATGTCTATAACTGAATTTTCTTGTGCAGACCATTCAGTGCCGCCCATACTAACAGACCTCTCGAAGGTTTGGAGCATGGGTTGGGGAAACCAAACAAATTTTAGACGACCTGAATCACGCAGAGTCGTAGATGCTTGGATCCTTAATCTTATATTAAATCGGGCATAAGCATAAGTTTTAAGAAAAGTTGCAATAGCAGAAGACCTATCATTGGTTGTAGAGTTTGCGGAAACAAACGCTAACGGTAAGGTCAAAGAATGTACTAAAGTGCCAACGGGCTGGGTAGTACTATAAGTAAAAGTGGATAATTGAATAGGCTTGGATAGCTGATTTTGCATGGACCAAGCGGGTTCTCCAATAATATGTGGTTCTGATTTCACTGTATCAGTCGCTTCCATATTACCAGAAGTGCCAATTTTTGGGGTTTGATCAGAGAAAGCTATGCCTTGAGAGACAGTAGCAGTGGGAACACCTTGAACAGCGGGAGTAGCTGTTTTCGGATCATCAGGATTAATCATATTCATGAAATCCTTTCCAGCGGACATTATAGAGCTTGCTTCAGAAAAACCGGGGATCGTATCCATTATATCTTTTGAGAAATTTAATAGTGAATTAGCAGTGCGGAATATACTGTAAGGGACGTTTGCACTAATGTTCCAATTACAGGGAAACCATGGGTTTAATGGGGCTGCCAATGGTACCACGAGAACTAAATAGTTCACCAAGGTCGTTTCCTTAACCTATAAATAAGTATAAAATAAAATAAATATAATAAATAATCTAACTAAAGATACTTTAGGAACATCATCTAAAATATCGAGATTACATACGACAGTATGGCCGAAACAATAATTAAGTGAGTATCATAATGATAAACCGATTAACTATCGAATAAGACAGTGACTGAAGTTGAAAGAGAGACTAGACGCGCAAAAGCGCGCCT